CGCTGGTCGCATCGCAGAAGCAGCGCCGTCTCCGAAAGTTGAGGTTCAGGATCGTTCTGTTGGCTTGCAGGCCAGCACCACTGCGGCTCCAGTGAAGCGCGGCAGAAAGGCTAAAGATGCTGATTGAATTTACCCGCAAGGCACAAGCAGACGGCCAGCAATACAAGAAGGGTGATGTGGCTGACATCATCTCTCGCATTGCTGAAAAGATGGTTGCCAGAGGCTACGCAAAACTGCATGTGCCGAGTGAGGCTGTAGCGGAGGCTGACGATGGCCCTGCCGATTGCTGATGATCTGGCTGCGATCTTGAATGTTGACGAGTTCGCAACTGCGGTGACGTATCGCCGCAAGGGTGCGATGGGTGACAGCACGATCAATGGCATCTTTGACAATGAGACTGTGCCAGTGGAGACTGGCGGTTTTGTTCCCGTGCATGAAGAGCAGCCGCGATTCACATGCCGCACGTCTGATGTGCCGAATATCGTTGAGACGGATGAATTGGTTATCTCTGGCAGCGTTTACACGATCAGGGCGTGGGTGCATGATGGCACTGGCGTCACCGTGTTGCAGTTGGAGCGCAAGTGATGGCTCATGTTCGCAAGCAGATACGGGATGCAGTGGCAACGGCACTGACGCGGGATGTCTCGCTTGTGCAGCGCCGCGTATTCCCGACGCGCGTATTCCCGCTGGATGGCGGCAAGCTGCCGTGTGTTTCGGTGTATACGCTGTCAGAGGGTTCTGAACTTCAGACGATGGGCGTGAAGACTCTTCGCCGTGAGGCATCTGTGGTTGCAGAGGCATACATCCGAGTTACAGGCTCGTTCGATGATGACGCCGATGCTCTGGCTGTGCAAATCGAAGAGAGCATCGCGTCAGATACGACATTGGGCGGGATCGCAAAAGATGCTATTCTCGTCTCGACTGAGATTGAATTTAGCGGGGACGCCGAAGCACCAATTGGCGTGGCTCGCTTAACTTATTCGGTGGTTTATGTTACGACCATCGGAGATGTGGAAACGGCCAGATAAGGAGGCTCCAACATGGCTACGCACGCAGGTAGCGAAGGCACCGTAAAGGTCGGGGCCAACGCAATTGCCGAAATCCGTTCCTTCTCGATTGAAGAGACGGCTGACACCCTTGAAGATACCACGATGGGCGACACCGCACGCACCCGCAAAGCATCGCTGACTTCGTTCAGCGGCTCTGTTGATGTGCTGTGGGACGAGACCAACACCACTGGTCAAGGCGCACTCACCATCGGCGCTGAAGTGACGCTGAACCTCTACCCAGAGGGTGCCGACACTGGCGATACTTACATGACTGGCTCTGCCATCGTCACTGGCCGCACGATCAACTCGTCCTATGACGGTCTGGTTGAGATGTCGATCAGCGTTGAAGGCAACGGCGCACTGACCACTACGACGGTGGCGTAACATGAGCATTCTTCAGCAGATCAAGGAAACCGTTGGTAGCGTTGATCGCCGGAAGATTGTAATTGAGGGGCCGGGCGGAAGCCCGGTCACTCTTTTCGCGACTCCAGTATCAATGGCCGACATCGACCGAGCGAAGCGCAAGAATGATGACATGTCCAGCGGTGATTTCATGGCTGAGATCGTGATTCTTGTTTGCCAGCTTGAGGATGGGTCAAAGGCATTTACTCTGGAAGACAAGGCTGGACTCATTCGCCTTCCGGCAGGCATTCTCTTGAGCATCTTCAACCAAGTGTTCAATGTGGCGTCGATTGAGGATCACGCAAAAAACTAAGAAGCGATCCATTCCGCTTCAATCTCATAGCCCTCGCCGACAGATTGGGGCGCACCATCGCAGAGATTGAGCAAATTACACTCTCGGAGTATAATGAGTGGATCGCCTACTTTAGACTGATTGAGGAGCGTGAGAAGAATGGCTAATCCTACTCTAAGCGTCACGCTCACGGCAGATGGCCCGCTTGCCGAGCGCATTGAAGAGGCGACGCGCCGCATCAATCAGCTTGACAACCAAGTCAAAAGGTCTGGCTCTGTTGTAAAGGCATACGGCTCAGAACACACTCGGCTGTCTCAGATATTTAAGTTCACCAAGGGTGCGGTTCAGCAGGCTGGCTATCAGATCGGCGACTACGCCGTTCAGGTCGCCAACGGCACCAGCAAAATGCAGGCATTCGGCCAACAGGGCGCGCAGTTGGCAGGCATCTTTGGCCCTGTCGGCGCAGTGATTGGTGCTGGGATCGCGCTGTATTCCGCATACGCGGTGGCGGCTGAGAGGGCCGCTGGTGGTGCCTCAAGCCTATCTGATGCATTGAAGAACCTAGGCTCATCCGCTTCAGACTTTAAGTCAAAAATGATGATGCTCGAATTCGGCGTTGATACGGAGGCTGAAGCCGTTGCGCTAAAAGAAGTCCAAAGAATCCGCAGGGAAATAGCGGATCAATCCGCACGCTGGAGCAAGACTGACAGCCTATCAACGAGACAGCGCATAGCCGAGGAATCACGGGCATCAAAGGCTGAACTGGCGAGTGTTCAGGCGAGGATAAATGCGTTGGTAAATGCTCGCCAAGAATACGAGAAGACCGTCGCCATCAACAAACAAATGCAGGCTGTTGAGTTGGCTCATGCGCGCATCATTGGGC